GCACTTGGCAGTAACAACCTTGTAGCAAGTTCAGGTAGCTTTACTTTAACTGGGCAGGAAGCTGCACTAAGACCATTAAACTTAGCTGCAGGTTCTGGCTCATTCAGTGTAACGGAGCGTCCTGTTGAATTAAATGTTGGCAGGTTGTTTGCTGCTAACACTGGATCGTTTACCTTTACGGGTCAAAACACTGCACTAAGATCCTTAAATATAGCAGTTGATTCTGGATCGTTTACATCTACTGGTCAAGCTGTAGCGTTTATCCTAGAACGCTCCAATATTATGGATGCTGCTCATGGCGTATTCGTATTAACTGGTCAGGATGTTTCTCTAAGGTCACTTAACCTTGCTGTTCAACATGGTACGTTCTCCTTAGTAGGACAATCTGTTGACTTAGTATCTAACAACTTAGTAGCTGGCACTGGTGTATTTACACTTACTGGACAAAGTGTTGAGTTTGTATCAAACAATCTTATAGCTGGTACTGGTGTATTTACTCTTACTGGGCAGTCCGTTGACTTAGTAAGTAATAACGTTGTTGCGGGATCTGGATCGTTTACATTAAGTGGAACAGATGCTACACTAAACTCAGAACGTTCTTTTAGTGTTGATAATGGTACTAATACCTTAATTAGTCAAGACACTGTATTTAACTATGGAACGTTTGTTGCACCTGTAACAGGCACCTATGCCTTATCAGGACAAGAGGCTGCACTACGTCCATTAAACTTAGCTGCTGAGAGTGGGTCTTTTGATCTTACAGGACCAGATACTGCCTTTAATGTTGGTAGGCATATTGATCCCGTTAAAGCTGACTTCTCTGTAGTAGGTAGAGAAGTAGAACTTTTAAAGTCTTTAAATGTAGTTGCGACAAAAGGTTCTTTCGATCTAGACTTACAGACTGTTAATGCTAACATAACTATACGTCTGATTGTTAATAGAGGTAACTATGTAGTAGATGGTCAGAATGTACAGTTTAGCAAGACTGCATTTGTACCCCTAGCTACTACAACAGGACTACAAATATCATTCAATGATCCGCAAGAGATTATTGTAACTGAAAATATTACTTTGTTCCCGCCTGAATATAGAAATGTAATATATTTAAGAAGCACAGATAATGATAATACAGTTTACATTAAACCTGAACAAAGTAAAACTGTAGTGATATCTGCTCAAGATAAAAAAATAACTGCATACGCTGCGTAAGAAGGAATAACTATGTCATATAAGTGGCCTGATAAAGATAAAGATGAAGTTGTTACTACAGTATAGATTGGTCACGTTTTTTAGATACAGATCCTATTTCTGCGGTTACATGGTTTATTGATGATGCAGATGGTACTAAGACACAAGTAACTTCTGCTGCTGTAGTAGATGGATTACAATTTGTACAGGGTACATATACAAATACCGTAGCTACTATTAGATTAGGTATAGGTACAAACAATAAACGATATAAAGTTACATGTAAAGTAACTACAGTTGGTGGTCTACAATATGAACGTTCTGTGTTCTTACGTGTGAGGGAGAAGTAGAATGTTATATAATTATCTTAGTCTAGTTAATGATGTAAATCGTAGGCTCAATGAAGTAGAGTTAACATCTGATAACTTTGCAACTACTACAGGTTTCTATAGCTTTGCTAAGGATGCTGTCAATTCTTCGATACGGCATATACAACAAGAAGAATATGAGTGGCCTTGGAATCACGTAGAGGAAACAGAAGTGCTATCTGTAGGTGAGTCTCGTTATAGTTATCCTTATGATGCTAAAACAATTAACTTAAATACATTTAGAATTAAGCGTGATGATACATTACCTACTAGTACTATTAAACTTAAAGTGCTTAGTTATGAAGAATACCTTGACAAACACGTTGATTCTGAATATAACTCTAGTAATAAGGGTACACCACGATACATTGTACGTGCTCCTAGTAGAGAGTTAATAGTAGTACCTGCACCTGACAAGGCGTATGAATTAGTCTATGAGTACTATGCGTTAGGTTTTGATTTAGAATTACATTCTGACGTTCCTAATCTTCCTGAACAATATCGTTACGTTATTATAGATGGTGCTATGTACTACACGTATCAATTTAGAGGTGACATGCAGGCTGCACAATTAGCTATGCAGAAATTTACACAGGGCATTAAACAATTACGTAGTATTAATATAAACCGTACAGAATATTTACGAGACATGAGAGTACACTTTTAATGGCGACACAATGGCAGACATTTCCTATTGAGTTTAGAGGTGGTCTTATCTCTAATCTTACTCCCTTGCAACAGGGTTCTAATGCTGTAGGTTCTGCTACCATACTACAAAACTTTGAAGTAAACAAAGAGGGTGGCTACTCTAAAATACGTGGCTACTCTAAGTACAGTACAAGTCAAGTCGCAGGCAGCGGGTCATTACTCGCACTTAAAGTTATTAGCTCTGGTCGTATTGTTGCAGCACGTAAAAACTCTAGTAACTTAACTCAGTATTACTACAGTACTGGTAATTCTTGGTCTAGTATAGGTACTAGTGCAGGTACAGGTGGTGGTAAAGCTAAATCTGTATTGTATAATTTAGACGGTGTAGATAAAGTTGTATTTGTAGATGGGGTTAACTTTCCTGCTGTTTACAGTACGTCAGGAAACTCTCTTGATTTTTTTAAAAATGACAGCAGTGGCGATCCTTTTGATATTGGAACTAGTGATCCTTTAGGTGCAGAGCATGTTGCAATATTTAAAAACACAGCATTCTACGCTAAAGGTAATACTATCTTTTTTACTGCACCTTTTAGTGTAAGCGATTTTAACGTAGCTAATGGTGCAGGATCTATAAATGTAGCAAACAATATAACTGGACTTGCAGTCTTTCGTGAACAACTTATTATATTTACTAGTGACACAATAAAAAAACTTACAGGCAGCAGTGCTGCTGACTTTCAAGTATCCCCTATTACAGACCGTATTGGATGTATTAATGGTGATACTATCCAAGAAGTTGGTGGTGATATTATGTATCTCTCCCCTGATGGAATTAGATTGTTAAGTGCTACAGACCGTATTGGTGACTTTGGATTAGATGTTGCGTCAGACTCCATAGCAAAAGATGCTACTTTATTTTTAAGCCAATCTCCTTTATTCTGCTCCGTTGTCCTAAAGGAAAATCTCAGTATCGTATTTTTTCGTATGTTCAATCTGAGCAGGTAGAGGCTGCAAAAGGTTTAATCGCAACTAAGTTTATTTCTCAAGGTGCTGGTGGTTTAGCTTGGTCTACTACAAAGGGGATAAAAGCTTTTATTGCAGACAGTAGATACTCAGGGACTGCTGAGACATTAGCCTTTGGAAATGATGATGGTTATGTATATGTAATGGAAACTGGTGCTGACTTTAAT